AAGAGACATAGTAGCAAGTTGCGGAAGAGTATTCGGGTTTGCCATCCAAACAGCATTAGCAATATTGTGAATGCGAGCATACATTTTAACAATATTCTCAAACACAATAGTATCTGCCAGCTGTCCACCCTCAATAGCAACAGAAACTAAACATGGAGCATTAAGAATGCCAAGGGGCTGCCCAGCACCAGTTCCTCTAATAAATACTTTATTCAGCTGAAAGTTCAAACCATCCCTGAAACCGTTCTTAAGGATGTTTTCCATACTCATCGGAGAATCCTCAAGAATTTCATCAGAAGCATAAGCCAAGCCAGCCATTTTCTTCAACTCAAGAGAAATTTGGCCAAACTTCGGTCTGGTCTCAGTCTTAGTTGCCAGCTCATCCAACCACTTCCACTCAATACCACCATACACAAGCCCACCCGACTCATCGAAACCGTTAACATACGGAATCTTTACAGTTGTAGACTTCATAGGAATACGAGTTGTCAAAGGCAGAATCTCATTCTGCTCTTCAACAGCCATCATAAGATCATTTCTGAATTCAGGCGGGATAAGATAACCACCATACTGATCCTCTGCTTCAATCAAAGAAGTGGCGCTAGCTGCTTTCTTCATCCATTTGTCTAACTCAGGACTAATTCTGCGTCCACCACTCTTATCAGCTCTTGCTACGTGAGCAGCAAACTCGCTAAGAGCATAGAATCCACCCTTTTGATCTTTGTCAAAGTTATCATCTCCAACCTCAATTTTAGGCTTGAGACCAGATACCTCTCCGGCAATAAGCTTAATCTGCTCATCTATATCGGACTTAACATCGGACATAGATTTGCCATGCTCTTCAAGAAGAGGCTGAACGCTGTTAATAACTATTTCTTTCACCTTATCAGTGAATTGTGCTTCCGTCATTGTGCTCATCTTTTAGTCTCCTTTTTCTTGTTTGATAGCAAGACCAGCATCTCCAACTGTTGCCAGAACTGTCTAGTTACTCTAAATAACCTCAAACAATAAGCAACAAGTCTGATGAAGCATCAAGATGTTAAAAAACTCTCCCTTTTGCCAAATTTAACCGTTCCTTAACTACTGCACCAACATCGACTTTCGCATGATCTCTCAGTAAATCTTTAAAAGCCTCTGCTATTGCAATTTTAAGCTTGTTCTCATCCAAAAAGTCAAAGGTATTATCGCCTGATTTGCTTTTGTCTTCTTGATCAGCTACTTCAATAACAACTTCATCGGCATCAGGCTTTGAGTCAGCAGCTTCTATAAGTTCGCCTAATTCGGCAGTTGCTTTACCCATGCTATTGATAGCCTCTGTCATTATTGAACGAGTCTTTTTAGACAAAACCCTGCCAGACTTCTCAACAACCTCTAAATCCTCTAGACTCTGTTTTTCAATTTCACTTGCTACGTCTTCTTCTTCCTTAACCTTGCCGCTAGACTGTAGCTGAGAGATAAGCTCTCTCTGTTCTTTTATCTTCTTAAGACTTATCAGTATAGCATCGTCAATCGCTATGTCTATTCCCTCTTCGACTACTGTTTTAGCGAATGAAATAAGCTCAAACATATGAGCGCCGCTAAACCCAACAGTCTGAGAAGCAATCTCACTTATTGACTCCTCATCTATACCTTTCGCCCACTCCTTAATCATCCTTATCCTAATTTCCATGTTTGGTAAAGAAAAATTTAAGATATCATGAAATCTACCTGGCCTGTCTATCAAAGCAGGAGGCAATCTCTCAGGATAGTTAGAAGTCAAAATGGTTATGATCCCGCTGCTTTTAGCAAGACCATCCATCTCTGTTTTCAGCAAATCACATGCTCTATCATGTAGCCAATTATCAATGTCTTCAATGAATAACACTGTCGGAGCAAGACTTCTAGCAAGACTAAATCCATATTCTATCCCACCTACTGCTCCAGAATACATAAAGTCTCTAGCACTTACCCATATAAAAGTCGAATCGACTTTGTTGCGGATAACTCTTCCAGAAAGTGTTTTGCCAGTACCTGGAGGGCCCATCATGATTGTGCCTCTGTTCGCTAAATCCTTACCTTTTTTGTTAATCAGCTCTGTCATCCGCTTCACAGCTGTCTCATTCTTCTCTGTAAGGAAAATAGAACTCCAATCATCTTCTGTCTTTTCCAGAAATTCCCCTCCAAGAGAAAAGCTTTCTCCTTTCAAGAGGTTATTCTCTTCTGCCCATTTTCTTGCTTCGGAAAAGACCTTAATGCTTACTGGCTTATCTTTAACACTTGAAAAAGCAGTGATATAAATACCATAATAGCCCATCCTTCTCATGACTATGATTCTGGATTCTTCAGCTTGATAAAACCCTAGCCCATCAATAAGAAAGTCATTGCTCTTTTCCGATGTTAGCTGTATTACATCATACTTTGGAGGACTCTCTGACCCATCAGAAGAGAAGTTCCTAACAGAAATCAAATCATGATTAGACAACGCATGCTCTAACCCTGTCAACTCTGTCCCCATAAGAGCAGAAGGGATACCATAGCTGTGCACATAAATATCCCTAACTTTACATTCAAGCCATTTAGAAGCAATGTCATAGAAAACACTTGAAGGCTCAACTTCAAGCGTAACAATGTCAAATTCCTTTGACAAAGACTTGTTCCATCTCTCACTTACACCTTCAACATTCTTAAACGATGGATATAATCCAGCAGAAGAGGCAGGATGCTGCTCAGGTTCTTCTTCAAATGTGATTACTAATTCATTCTCTTCCTCAGCTTCTTTCTCAATGGCTGCCTCGTCTTCTATCTCATCTTCTTCACTGTCCTCTTGTGAAGAAAATTCCTTACCATACCTTTCCTTGAGCATTTCCTCTTCTACATTTTCTGCCTCAACATTCTTGTGGTCTTCCACCGATTCTTCTTCCTCAACCACAGGCATTGGGCCTTCTGGAGTATCAACTGCTTCAACGATCACTCCTTTTTCTTCTGGCTCAGCAAGCTCAAGAACAAATGCTTCATTCTTTACTGCTGCTACTTTAGCTTCCTCAATAGTCAAAATGCCTTTTGATATAGCAAGTTGTAAGGCATCAGGGTTTGACGGAATAGGGACATCACTATACTCAAGCATCAACCACTCTGGATATACCCTTGTTGCACCCTTTAGGTCGGCTTCAACTAAACCAAGAGCCTTTAGGTCAAGGGTTCCAAAATCAGCCTCTTCAACAGAGCTTAGAGGGATAAAACCAATACTCTTTGCCATAGGGAATCCGTCTTTACGATATTGGTAAATCTCCTCAGCCTTGGCATGCTTAGCATACTGAGTCTTTGCTATAAGTCCTTTCTCGTCAGCTTTTATCCACAAAGACTTTCCAATCGGGATAGATTTATAGTCGTGTCCGAATAGAACAACAGGATTTTTCCGATAATGATCAAGAATTGCACCCTTTGGAACAACTATCTCGCCATCCCTGTCAACTGATTTGGTTGTTATGTAGTCAACAGATGATCTCTCACCGTCTTTAAATTTCGTATCCTCTGGCGTTATGCCCTTGCGGATGACCTGTGTTTCATTCTCTTTAAGCCCGTGCTTCTTAAGTAATGCCTTGGCCCATTTAGGCAACCCAATGTTCTTTGCGGGAACTCTCCTTGTAATAAGATCCATCTTTGCCTCCTCTTTATCAATTACTATTTAAGTTGTCCCTAGCACCAGAAGATATAACCTTTGCTAATCTTTCTGATATCATGTCTATCCCAGACATTACCTCTTCTTGATCATCGTCAGTATCTTGAGGCTCAGAACTTGGCTCAACAACAGTCCCTAATATAGCAAGATTACGATTAAGTATTGGTATGTCGCCCCAAGCTACACTCTCTCTGTTGTCTGCCTCTCTCTCCATATTAATAGAACTATAACCCATCTTAAGGTTGACTTCTCTTTCTTTAAGCTTCTGATCCTTATCAATCGGAATTGGATCATCGAATGCCACAAATAGCTTATCATCGAACCTTGGAGTTAGCTTCTCATTTAACTTTTCTTCCATCCTTATGAGTCTAGGTCTAATCGTGTCCTTCATATGTGTGAAAGATGCTACCTCAGCATTTGCCCTAGTAGCATCTTTATCGTAAAGACCTAATGACTGGCCATAAGCATTTACAATCTCTTCTTTTACAGCCTTTCTTCCTTGCATAAAACTTAAATCTTTTGGAGCAAGTCCATATGTCTTATAATGGACTCCCTTTTCAAGAAGAGGTGACTTTCCAACATTCTCTATTCCCCTGAATGTCTGGTTTATCTCCTCCTTAAGTCTATCAAACTCATATTGACTAAGCTCATTATCTGTCTCAAAGGCACCTTCTATCCTGCCCATATTGCCAAAGACAAAATCTTCATATCTGTTTATTTTCTGGCTTATGTTATATGCTTCTGTAACAGCTGAAAGAGGTGATCTGCCATAATACAAACTAGTTGGAGAAGGAAATTTAAAATGAATTACCTTACTCTCATCAAAGTCTTCCTCATCCATACCATTTTTGAATCTGTAACCTCTTATGAAATTGATTTTATCTGGTAATATCTTAACATTCTGTGGCGGCATAGGCCATATCTCTACTGGAACACCTAGTTTGTCCTCAAGTATATACCAGTAAGCATTACCACACAATTCCTGATAAAGATTAGTCAACTCAAATAACGAAAAGTAATTCATAAAGCTGTTGACGTTGCGCATAAGTGTTATCATAGGATGGTCAACGATTTCTTCAATCTCAGCAGCTTTTCTTACTTGTGGAAGACTTGACAATGTCGGATTACTTCTAAGAAAGTTATCTGTCGCTTTTGTTATCTTTCTTGTCTTATGGCTTTTTATGGAATTAGATGATGGCTTACCAACATAAAGCCTTAGTGGAATTGATGCTGAGCTAATTGCATTCTTTGAAGCACAAACATACACCCAGCCCCTATATGCTTTCATGAATGAGGAATAATCACTTTCTGTATCTAACTGTCCACTAAAAGACCATGGCCAAAGAAGGTTTTGGATAAGCTTATTCCCTCTTGCCATGTTTGGCTTTTTAAATGTAACTTCTATACCGAATGGCAGTCTCATATTAACCTCGCTCTTGGCCTTGATTCACCCCTAGCAAATGTTAGGCATAGGCTATCTGCGTCATCTGGACTTCTACCAAGCTCTTTTCTCATTTGCTCTTTGTCCATAACTTTCACCTTGCCGCCTCTTATCTCGTACTCTGGAACAGACAATTCCTCAATAAGCCTTTCATTCGGAGGAATCATAGCACCTGGATCAGCCCTCAGCCATTCTCTGACTGACCACCATAACTGATCTCTTAACACTCCAAATTCGCCCATCTCCGTCTTCTCTGTTGGAGATGAAGCAACCATTATTCTTTTAGCATTACAGAATACAACCTCCATAGGCTCAAGACTATCGCATTTTTTACATTTTAGTTCTTCTTTCTTGTCAAACATCTTATCAACATTTATTATAATGTCTCCACACTTCTTGCACTTAAGCCTATAAGTCATATTCATATTAGGAGCAAGCCCTGCTCCAACCCCAGTTGCGTCAACACAGATAACATACCCTTCATTCTCGTGATAGAACATTCCTGCTCTATTTGCTGTTTGTTTTAAATCCATTCCATGCCAACGCTTTATTGTTTTAACAAATCCACCATACCTTATGCACAATGTGTTATAATCTTCTCCCAAGTCTGCCGCATCAAGACCCATTATTGGATTAACACCAATAGGTGGACTTTCGCCGTTCATAGCAACATATGCATCCCATCTAGTTCTTGCCATGTCTATCCACTCAACGCTTATAAGCTGATGCGTGGATTGAAGAGGATATTCGCCAAGAACCATGTAAGAAAACTGTGGCTCTTCTATCCTCCTCATTCCTGATTGTAATGGAGGATAGACATCGCCCCTATCATTTATCGCTGTAGAGCCAACAATAAAACTAGGAACCTCAAAACATGATCCATCTGGATCATCATCTTTGTGTAAAGGCTTTGTCCACTCATTTATCCGCTTTACTGTCTGCTCTCTAGTAA